GAAGAAGCACTAGAACGTGAGATCCTAGAAATACAAAGGGCCAAACAAGAAGCGTCCATAGAAGCCAATGAGATAGAGAAACAAGCTGCGATAGATCAAGAAGAGAATGTACTCAAAAGACTAGAGTTAGAGAAGCAACTTGCAGAAGAAACCAAGAACTCAAGAGTAAGTATCATAGAAGACGAGCTAGCCCTCACAAAAGAGGGCACTGCACGTTACCAGGAACTACTAGATGAGAAGCTACTCCTCGAAAAAGAGTATGCATCAGAAAGCAAGAGAATAGACTACGAGACAGAGGAGGAGAAACGAGCAAATCAGGAGCAAACTAGAGCAGATGCTATAGCACTAACCAAGATGAGCCTAGATGCTATCGGTGCATTGTCGGAAGCCTTTGCAGGAGACAGTGAAAAGCAACAGAGAAGAGCCTTCCAGGTGCAAAAAGCACTATCAGCAGCCAACACAGTGATAAGTACAATAGAAGGTGCACAAAACGCATATACTACAGCACAAAAGAGTCCACTGACAGCAATCCTTCCTGCGTACCCGGCTATTCAAGCCGGTCTAGCGACTGCATTTGGTATTGCAAAGCTCAAGCAGATACAGAGCCAACAATTCAACGGAGGATCCACACCAAGCACCACTTCTCCAGGAGGATCCGGAGGAGGAAGGCCAGTCACTCCACAATTTAATGTTGTGGGAACGAGTGGAATTAACCAACTTGCACAAAGTATACAAGCGGAAAGACAGCCACTACGTGCATACGTGGTAGGAGGAGACGTTTCAACACAACAAGAACTAGATAGAAAAAGAGTAAAAACAGCATCGATATGAGAATCGTAGAATTAATCCTAGACGAAGAGGAAATGCTAGCCGGAGTGCAGGCAATCTCCATTGTGGAATATCCGGCAATCGAAGAGAACTTCGTAAAATTAAGTAAGGACCAGGAAATACAACTAGCCCAAGTGGATGCGGAGAAGCGCATCCTGATGGGACCGGCACTAATTCCAAACAAAACTATCTACCGGAAAAACGGGGAAGATGAATACTACATCTACTTCAGCAAGGATACGATCAGAAAGGTCAGTGAAATGTTCCTCACCAAAGGCAATCAAAACAAGAGTACCCTAGAACACCAAATCGACTTACAAGGATTGAGTGTTGTAGAATCTTGGATCGTAGAAGGAGAGCAAGATAAGAGCCGTGCATACGGAATGGATCATCCTGAAGGGACCTGGATGGTATCAATGAAGGTCTATAATGACGAGGTATGGGACAAGTACGTCTCCACTGGCAAAGTAAAAGGATTCTCAATCGAAGGTTACTTTGCAGACAAGGTCAATATGGGAACACAAGTAGATCCTGAAGCAGAAGCAGAGGAGATGCTAGAATATATCCGTGAGGAGCTACAAAAAGAGAACTTGGAGAGCTACAGCGACTACCCGGATGCCGTGAGCAACAATGCGAAACGAGGCATCGAGCTGAATGAAAAGGTAAACAACAAGTGTGCAACGCAGGTCGGAAAAGTTAGAGCGCAACAGCTAGCACAAAAAGAACCTATCACAGTAGAGACCATAGAGAGAATGTACAGCTACCTATCGAGAGCAGAAGAATACTACCAAGAAGGAGATACGGAAGCCTGCGGAACCATTAGCTACTTGCTATGGGGAGGCAAGGCCGGTCTCCGTTGGTCGAGCTCGAAACTAGACGAGCTCGGAAAAAAAGACTGATCAAAAATCAAACAACTATTAACAAGCTAGTTATTTATATATGAAAGCGACAGATACCTTAAACAAAATTGCAAATCTTCTCAACGTAGAATTAGCTGCCCAGGAAGAAATCAAGCTCGAGCAAGTAAAGCTCGAAAACGGAACAGTAATCGAAGCAGAGTCATTTGAAGCGGATCAACCGGTCTTCATTGTGACAGAAGATGAGCAGGTAGCCTTACCTATCGGAGAGTACGAACTAGAAGACGGTAGAGTCCTAGTGGTAGCTGAAGAAGGTATAATCGGAGAGCTACGTGCAGCAGGTGAAGAAGCACCGGCTGCTGAAGAGGAAGAAGTAGAAGCTGCAGAAGAGGAGAAAGAAGAAGAAGAGATGGCATACGCTACCAAGGAAGAGTTAGGAGCAGCAATCGATGAGCTTAAAGGAATGATTGAAGAGATCAAAGGAATGATGGCTCCAAAGGAAGAAGAGGAAATGGCTGAAGAGAAGAAGGAAGAGTTATCGTCTAAAAAGCCGGTAGCAAAACCAATCAAAGCTAATCCTGAAAAGAATCAGCAAGTTAAAATGAGATCGTTTGGCCACAAAGCCAACGGATCAACACTGGACCGTGTGCTTTCTAAAATCTCACAGAGATAATGAAGCAACTGCAAAAAGTTTGGGCCGAACTGTCTATACAAAAAGTTGATTTAAGCCGCTTGGATGACTTTGAGTCATTTGCAAAGAATGTAGAACGGCAGTTTAACAAGGAAGCCAGAGGCGCAACTGAATTAGCGAGAGAGGCTCATCGAATGAAAAATTTATTGGGTTCAATTTACCAAGATGCAAATACTGCTCAAAAGTTATTTAATAAAATAGAAACGGAAGCAAAAGAACTTGGTGTTGATTTACCTACAAACATCATTGATTTGAATGAGATGATGGGTGCTATTATGGTTTCTACTGAAAGAGATGCTGAACGATTACAAGATTTTAAATAATGAAACAAGTAGAAAACATATGGCAACAAATGTCGACCTCCAATAAGGTCGACTTGAGTATTGCAGATGATGCCAATGACTTCTTCAAATCAATTAAGTTTGATACTGGATACATCCGTCAAGCTCTCAAGATAGTACAAGATGGAACTGCAGAAGCAGAAGATACTTTTAAGAGGATCGTTGAAATGGAGAAGCAGCTCAAAGACTTCCAGGCGCAAGTAAAGCAACTAGGTATTGACGATGAGGCAAAGAAAGCTGCGAATGCAATGCGTAACCTGAAGCAGATGAAGACTGCCTTCCGAGATATGAGTAAGAACGGAAAAGCAGCAGTCGCTGCCTTAAAAGCAATCTAGGATGAAGCAACTCCAAAAGATCTGGACAGATTTAACTGCAAAGCAAGAGCTAGGATCACAGAAAGTAGAGCTTGGTAAAGCTGAAGAAATAGTATCTTCCGTTAGAGATATTGCTGTTGACCACTTGAGAAATATGAAGAATCTCTCGAATGCAGGTTTTGATGCTTTGCAAGAAGCCGGAGACATCTTGAATATGATGAAAGATGTAGGAGCACAAATCAGCAGGTTCGAAAAAGCAGCGAAAGAACTTGGTATTGATATTCCTAATGATATTAAACAAGCAAGCCAGGATCTGAACTCAATAAACGAAGGACTGAAGGTCGTGCGAAAAGTAGCCCAAGAAGCAACAAAACTATAATGAAAGCATTAAACAAACTTTGGAATGAGCTAACAGCTCGAGAGGAGCTAGCAGCTCACAGAGAAAAAGAAGACCTAGCCTCACAAGAGGTGAAGCTATCACTTATAGGAGAGCTCAATAAACTTGCTCAAGCTGCAAAAGACCTACAAGGTGACTTGGAGAGAGGGGAGCAAGAAATGAAAGATGCTTATGATGCCGTATTATATGTTGGTATGCAGTACGGAGAAGAGTTAGAATATGCAGAAAAGCTCGACAATGATTTGGAACGAGCAATCGTAGATGCTGCTCGTGCCGCTGATGCGTTAGGAATGGGATCTGTTCCGGAAATAGATGAAGCAAATGAAAGAAGAGATAACCTACGCAAGGCATTTAATGATGCATACCAAGCATACAAAAGACTAGATATCTAAAGAAAGACTACGCAAATTTAATTTAAAATAAAATGGCAGTAACAAACGTAGATACCACGCACACGGTATCAAACATATCAAACCCTCCAACGAGAATCGCTCTTGAGACAAACACGATCAGCGCATCAGCAACACTTACTGCAGCAGATAGCGGTGAAGTTTTCTTTTTGAGTGGTGATGCAGGCGGTACAGTTACGATGCCGGCTCCATTTGCAGGAGGCCGGCTAAAGTTTGTGTTGGCTGAAGATACACCGGCAGTAGCATTCACTATTGACTGTGGATCCGGACTACTTGAAGGAAACTTGCAAAACGCATCAGGTCACTCAAGAGCCAATGGTGCTCAAAACGTTGTTTTTGAAACAACAGCAGTAAAAGGAGACTTCGCAGATTTATGTTCTGATGGTACCAGTTGGTACGTAGCAGCAACCACAGCGATCAGTGGAGCAATCACATTTAGTTAATCAAGAAAATAATTTATAAACGATTATGGCAACAACTACTAACATTACCTCGACTTATTCAGGAGAATTTGCAGGTAAGTATGTTTCAGCAGCATTACTTTCTGCTGACACAATTGAGAACGGTGGTATCACCGTAAAACCGAACATTAAGTACAAAGAGGTTATGAAGAAGTTCGCAGTGGATGGCATTGTAAAAAATGGCTCTTGCGACTTTACTGACACTTCAACGATTGACTTAACAGAGCGCATCCTTACACCGGAAGAGTTTCAGGTGAACTTGGAATTATGTAAGCAAGACTTCCGTTCTGACTGGGAAGCAGTACAAATGGGCTACAGCGCATATGATACATTGCCTCCTAGCTTTGCAGACTTTTTATTGAGCCACGTTATTGCTAAAGTAGCTCAAAAGATGGAGCAAAACATTTGGCAAGGAGTTAATGCTAACCCAGGAGAGTTTGACGGTTTCGAAACACTATGGGAAGCAGATTCAGACGTTATCGATGTGACTGGTACTTCTGTTACAGCAACAAACGTTATTGAAGAAATGGGTAAGGTCGTTGACGTGATCCCTACTGCAGTATACGGAAAAGAAGACTTGTACTTGTACGTATCTTCTAACGTTGCTCGTGCTTACGTTCGTGCATTAGGTGGATTTGCTTCAGTAAGTATACAAGAAGCCGCTGCCAATGTAGGTATTGCAGGTGTCGGTGCTAACGGTTACCAAAACCAAGGCACAATGTGGTACGGAGCAGGTCAAAACTTGGCTTTCGATGGT